TGTGAAGTAAATAAAGTACCAGTTCCAGTTACAGTAGCACTATTAAGAGTTACAGTAACAGTTCCTTTATTATAAGTTGTAACACCATCTCCAAATGCAGATCTCTTTTGACGAGTATATACTTTAGCATTTGAATCGGCAGAATCGGATGCACTTGTTGCAAATCCAACAGCAGCAGTATTAGCAGTAATAGCAGTAATAATGTGATAACCCACTTCATCTGCAATTGAAACCGCATCTCCTACTCTTAATTCTATATCAAACAACGTGCCTGATCCTGTGATAGCACCAGTTGATGCTGTCCATGTTGCAGTTCCAGTTAATGTTGCAGATGGTCTGTCTGCTGGACAAATGGATACTTTTAAACTATTTCCAAGAGCTCCTGCCCATTTTGCGATTGCCCATCCGTTTGCTGTGTAACCAGATACACCACCACCTTCTGCACCACCTTGTTCTGAATCGTAATTGGTGTAATAATTTTCGGATGTTGTGATCTGAACATTAACGTATGCGGAAGTATTTGCAGCAGCATTAAGAGGTGCGGCTGCATTACCTGAAGTCGTATTTGCAGCACGAACAAGGTTCAATGCATTAGTATACACCAAGAAGTTTGCAGCTGTGAAAAAATGTTCAAAATTATTATCATCTGGTATTCTAAATTGTTCTACCAGATTATCTTCGTCCGTAATCAAAGTTACTTCTTCGATTGGGCCCCAGTGAAATCTTCCGGCAAACCCTCCAGTAGAGGTTCCTGCAGCGACTACTACATTAGTCAGGTCAATTTCTGAGGTATTTACGCCTGGACTTACTTGAAAGGCCATCTTTATTCTCCATTAAAATTTATGAGTTTCTTTAGAACATTACATTTGTTCTTACAGAATATTTATAAATAACAGTAATTGATGAATAATATTTAGTGTACGATAAACATGAAGTTTCCACAAATAGCTATAGAACGTTTTAATATAAAAGTCAATAAAACCAATGACTGTCATGTTTGGAATGCAGCCAGACAAAAACAGGGGTATGGTATGTTTTCTATTGATGGAAAATCTATGCCCGCACATCGATTTTCATATCTGTTACACAAAGGAAATATCGCTGAAAATATGGTAGTTCATCAAACCTGTGAAAATAATGGTTGTGTCAATCCAGAACATCTTGAACTCCAAACCAAAAGTCAAAATAAAAAAAGTTATGGTTCAGTTCGTGTTAGTAAAGAAATGATTGAAAAAGAAAGTGTTAAATATCTCTTTCGACTCCGCAATCTCCGACCAGAATTAGAAAAAGAAATAGATGCGTTACTTTTGTTGTTGAATACTGAGGTAACAAAAGAAGAAGACGACTTCGGATTTGAATCTGAATCTAAGAAGAAGAAAAAAGAATACCTCTAAAAATATTCGTACTGATTTTTATCACTAGCCGGTTTCCAAACATTATCATCGCCTGGAATTTGAAATTCATCTGGATCATTACCATCTTCAATGTATCCAAATGGAACCAACTCTTCTTCAATCATCTTCATCTGTTCCGCAAACATCTTTTCACGAATATCTTGGTCTGTCAACTCTTTGAAATATCTTTGTTGTACTAACCAAGAAAACAGAACCATAGACATCACCAAATCATCATGAGCACCATCATCCGCTTCCCACGATGTACTCTTTCCAATAAAAGTTGTCAATTCACTAATTGTATCAAAATCTTCAATAAGTAGATTATCTCTTTCTATCAAATCCTTGAGTGTCGCACATCCAATTCGTTTGACTTGTTTTGTGGTACGGATTCCCATTGAAACGTTTTTGGAAAATCCTCCCCCAATTTGTTGTCCGTTTCTGCCATGCATTGTAACCATCATCATGTTTTCATATTCCATATCATGATAAAGAATGTCGGCCACTTGTTGTCCTATGTCGTTCACCTCTACCAGAACAAATGCTTCATTGTATTTCTGTGCAGTTGTAAAGATAATATTAGGATACAACATCGGTGATATGTCATTCTTCCGATACTTCCCAACTTGTCGATATGGTTGTTTTGTAACATCAAATATCGAAAATGCAGAATAATCTAAACCAACACCTCTTGCAACATCACACACCATAACGTAAGTGTGGTTCATTATTGGTTCTTGGTAAATATCCAATCCTTCATGTTGATAAATTGGTTGTTTAAACGGCATCGACATGAGTTTTTCGGTTGAGATAAGAGTATTGGAACTCCCCAAGAACGAGCATTCAAATTCCTGTTGAAACTGTCGTTCTGAGGTGTTTCGTATCGTTTTCTCTTTCCATTCTAAATCTCTGTCTGGAACCTGTGACCAATGGACTGAAATAGGAGAATAATCATTCTGTTTTTCCTCTGCATCCGTCCATAACTTGTAAAACATATTCATGCCGTTTGGAGTAGAGACTATGAATACTTTGGTGGTTTTACCAGAAGAAATAGTAGGATATACAGAACTGAAAAATTCTTCAGAAATGTTCTGAGGAACAAATGCAAATTCATCTAAGAAAATAATATTGAAAGTTCCACCTCGAATTGCAGAACCAGAAGTAGAACTGGCAAGAATTTTGGAGCCATTTTCCAACTCAATATTTCCTTTGTTCCAAATCAAAATCCCTTGTTGCAACCATTTTGGCATATGTTCGTATGCGAGTTGCAATCTTCCAAGAAGTTCCATTGCAGTTGCTTTTTTGTTCGCAAGGACTGCAACCGAAACATTTTCATTGAAAAGGATGTAGTGTAGAAGGTATGCAAGGATTGTAGTGGACTTACCAGATTGACGAGCCATTTTACAGATCACAAAACGTTCATTGTGAAATCTGTCAATCATGTCTTTTTGATAATCACGAACATCAAAATCAATCAATCCTTCATCAACCGAAACAATTTTTACATGTTCATGGACAAAATAAAGAGGATCTTGTTGACACCTTATATACTCTCCAACTTGTTCCTCAGAGAAATCTTGAGGAACATATGCGGATTTGAGTAAAGGATTTCCAAGATATGTTTTTTGTTCTATCATTGTTTAATTATCACGCTTTGGATAATATGGTTGTCTTGCTGGGTGGCCTGGTGATGCAATTTCTGCAAATCTAATTCTCATTTCTGTCATTTGTTTTTCTAATTCATCTAATTTTTTATATCCATCCGCAATATCTTTATTAATTTGAGGTATTTCTGATTCTTCTACCCTATGTAGTACCTTGTCTAAATCCATGACTGTTACAAAAATCCATGTTATACTTCCTATTAATGCCGCACATATAAGTGGTAATGCTGCTTTGAATAACGAATGTTCTGCTATTGATTGCATTGACTGTATTGGCATTTTACCTTTGTTCTTTTAAAGTTGTTACATATTTTGCTATAGCATGATCTAGTCCATCGGTTTCAGAAATTAATCCATTATCGTTATCTGGCCCCCAATCCAAATCCTGACTATCTATAAAAAGTCCTGTATGACTGTAAGGCCAAGGAGGAGTAAAAGGGATAGGATCACTACGGCGAACCACACGCCAATGAGTGGGTTGTCCACCAGACAAAACTTGATTAGAAACTTTTGGTGATCCGTAAGAGAAAATTTGAACATTTTTACCTCTTGTGTGGAGCCACATTCCTATTATTTGTGCAACAGCTCCACCTAAACTGTGTCCTGTAACGTGTACTGTATGTTCAAGGGGGTATTGAAGCTGATTACCTTGAACAATTCTTCCTGTCTTGGTTGCAGTATCTATAATTTGCATTATAGTTACAGCAGCATCTCTAAATCCTTTATGAAGTTTTATTCCTGTACGTGCATCATCTACTAATCTTACATCAATATCAGATAGTACATTTGTATCATTTGCTGTACCTCTAATAATAATTATTGATATTCCATTATCTTGTTTTACCTCAAATGCCACTTCATCTTTTTGATCACCACCACCATCGTAAATTGCTTTACAATATTCTGCGTGTTCAATAAGAAGGTCTAACGAAATTGGTAAATTTGACTTATCACCACTACCTAAATCATTATTTTTGTCAACTGTACTTTTTGCACATCCACTAAGGACTAGAGCTACCACCATTACGATTATGAACTTCCACTTCATCTTTTTTTCTCCACGCAGTTGCTCCTAATATAGCTCCGAATGATAAATGAAACATTGCTCCTGCCTGTAATGTTAATGGCATCCATCTACTTGTGTTCAATTTTATTTCATCACTCTCCATAGCCATGCCTATGTTCCACATCAAAGGAGCAATGAAAAAATCAACCAGACAGATAAACAAATATACTAATGCAGCCCAATCTCTCCAATGTCTGTTAATTGTTTTGTTTAGACTCACTTATCCTCAAGTTGATAATTAAATGCCATCATTCCTTTTTTTCCTTCCATTGGTCTAAGGAAAACATGAATCATCATATCACTATTTGGTGAGGGAAATTTGAATGCTGGTTTGTTAGGCTTCATTCTCATTTTGATGTCATTAGTAGCATTAACTGGAAATTTTGCGAGTTTCCGTTTCTTAATTTCTTTACTAACGAGCTTGTCGAGTTTATCATCAAGTTTTGATTCTTTGAACCGTGTAAATGTTTTCATTGTCCAGCTGCCTTTCTTTTCTTCATACTCTTCATCCTTTTTTTCACTGCCTTTGCGGAA